ACATTCTTACCTTGTCCTGAAACAGTAGATGCACCACATGACCTTGAGTCTCCGTTTCTATGTGCCGCAGCCATTATGGATTCAAATCTATTCTAGGTGCTTTGAGTGTCATATCACCCTCCGATTCTAATGTGTATGTGCCTTTTACGAGAGTATCTGCATTACCCTCCACAGTTATATTCACGTCCCCTTTAATGAGAACTGTTTTACTACCCTCAATCGTAACAGATACGTCCCCTTTGACTAACACACTCTCGTCCCCAACTGTTACGGAGAACTTGTCTTTCTGTACTCTCTCAACCATGGAACCATCAGGACCGTACTCCATGTACGAACCTGCACGGTGGTATAAATGAACCCTCTCGTTACCTCTGGTATCATCAAATTCTAGTGCGTGGCCAGACTCAGATTCATATACTTTGTTATATGGGTACTCTGCGTTGTAATAAGGTTCTCTTTCGACTGATGATGTATCATTTGCAGTAATTCTTTCTTTTTTTAATGAAACAACTGAACTTGTATTCGCAGTTTCATTTCTAGCTAATCTTGATGTTGTAGGTTCATCTATAAATCTAGGGTGACCATTTGCAGTTTCATTTGGTTTAACTGGTGCTAGGTCTATTTCCTCTTGTGTTCGTGGATCATTGTATGGTGCTTGCTTATCAGCTGGTGCTAAAGGGATGCCAGGCATTATGCCCATCATTACTGGTTGTTGTGCGTTCTCACCATCAAGAAAAAATCCTACTACCATATCTGATTCTTTTGGTGCGTAAGGGTGGGGATTATTTAAAGGTAACATTGCTTGAGCAAATGGTAATTTTTCTGTTGGTAAACTCATTTTATCTGATGAGTGCCACCCTACAATTCTAACTTTACAACGACCTAGTTTTAGCGGGTCTTTTCTATCTTCAACAACACCCACCCACCAGATAAATCCATTTAGACCAGCGTAATCAGCTCTCATCATAATCCATAACCTCTTTTGGTTTTTGATACTCTGATGTTATTGGTATTGGTAATTCATCAGACTTAGATGTTGTAGATAATTCTAATACCATGTCATGTGTGTTGTTTGTTATTATGTGTCTACAACTTGTAATTAATTTTTTACCATATAAACTAAAATCAAAATTTGAGTCACCATCAATTTTTTCACTCTTTTTAAATGCCTCTATCATTAAACTTAAACCTGAAGTTGTATCAAATCTTCCAGGTAAAGCTAAGTACATTTTATTTGTAGCCAAAGTATAAAATATTGCCCTTCTTTGAAATACATAATCCTCTGTGTTTTCAAGTGATGAAAATATAGTTGGGTCGTGAGACTTAACATACTCACTAAATTTTAATGGCGTTGTCATATAATACATGGACGTTCTCGCACCAAACGACTCTGTTGATTCATCATTATTTCTATTTCTAATTAGTGCTAAATCGGGCGTATCAGTTGCGTGTTTTACAGTTTGCCAATGATCTGCATAAGATATATTTTTAGATGATATTATACGAGTTAAAGGGTCAAACCCTGTAAAACTTCCAGCATAAACACCATTTTTTATAGATTTCAGCAAATTGAACTGTGAGTCAATACCATAATCTTTTGCACTAAACATATCTGCACCTATATTATTTTCTAAATCTTTTCTTTGAAAATTGACCTTAAACAAAGGTTCAGAAGTTAGTAGTGTGCTAAGAGTTGCAAAATTATACCCATATAAGTTGTGAAAAAATAAAAATGAAGGTGATTTACTATTATCCACGGCTCGTGATGAACACCATTTTACTGCATCAAGAGGTGCGAGTCTAGGTATAACAACTTTTTTTAATCCAACTGATTTATCGACAAAACCTCTTGTAAGTAGTGTATTTGGTACTTCAAGATAATCAATCAATATTGACATGGCTATTTCTGTGTATGTGCCGGCATAATGTTGACTTACACCCAATTGTTCAGAGAAAATTAACTCCTCTGATACAAAATGTAAGACGTAGCTTTCTGCACTTTCATTTATTAACTCTCTATCTGTTTCTTGATAAATCCTAAATGCTTTTTTAAATAATATTTCATCTTCCGTTTTGCCAATATTCACCAAAAGAATTTCTGTGCCATTTAAAACAAGATTTTCATTTAAACCCACAGCATCTTCAATCACCACGTTACCACTTAAATGATCTTTGTAAATTGAATCAAATATATTTAATTCTTGAAATAAAGGTTTTAAATCAATTTTACCACCTTTTGTTACAAGTACCAATTCATTGATTACAAAATCAGTTGTTCTCTGTAACTCCATTATTTAATTACTCTTTTAAATTCTTTCTCTACTGGTTGCACAAACTCTTGCTTTAATAATTTTATTCTTCTTTTTTCCTCATTTTCTAAATCTTCATACTCATAATAAGTTCTTGATTCTTTCGTGGTTGCAATTGTGATTGTTGCACCATCATTTATTGACAAATTGTATGTATTTGCAACTACATCACCGAATGTATCAGCGTCTATTTCAAGTCTTTCTATAATCTTATTACTTGGAAACTGACTATTTGTTCTTGTTACAACTTTAAAATATTGAAAAGTCTCAGATTGTGCAAAAGATAAACCTGTTTGACCATTTGCTGTATCAGCGTTGGCTGTGTATTTGTTATCAACATACTTTATAAAAGTTGGATATTGTAAGGGCCAATCCCATTGTGGGTCTATAATTTGATTAAGACCTAAAACAATCCAATGACGTTCAGGACTACCATAAAATTTATCTGCAATAATTTCTGGTGTGTCAGTATCTTTTACCTCATATTCATAATAACTTGCATCGTTTTCAACTAAATCTTGTTCAAAAGCAAAACGAGCTATAATATCAGTTACAACATCTGCTTGTTGTTCATTTTGAATATAATACGTTGTAGGGAAGTGTCTAAAATATTTTGCCATTTTTAATCCTAATAATATGATGATGTTTCGTTTTGAGCTACATTTCTTTTAGCATTAGCATTTTCACCATCTTTAGGTCTGTAAGTTTCTTTTGTAATAATTTGTGTTTCTTTGAATGACATTACAAGAGTAATTACTACAGGTGTACCGGTTGACCCTATTCTTGGATTTAAATTACCTGGTGATTCATAAGCCGAAAAACCTTCAGGTGCGTAGTTGACCTGTAAATTTGTCATAACACAGGTTGATATTTGATCTATGTTAGGATTTTCTTTACCATTGTAGTAAAATTTAATATCAAACTCAGATGGTGGCACTAAAAGAAAGCCACCAGATTGACCTTGTATTTCTGGCGCTTGATGAAATCTCAAACTATCAATTATATTCATCACTTCTCTTGCTTCATTCTCATCTCTAGGGTGAAATCTAAATTCAAATTGAAAATTCCTAAATTCTGGTGAAGAGTAAATTAATTCTAAACCTGGATTTTTTACAACACCAAGAGCCGTTGCAGCTAAAGCTCTAGCCGGCCCACCTAATGTTTCAGCAAGTGCTGTGCCACCAAATGCGGTCATATTTTTGGCCAAAGCTGCCTCATCACCTTTATTTTCAGCTACTGCACTAATGGCAGCAAGACCTGTGCCCACCAATCCTTCATTCATGCTTATATCTGAAAAATTTTGCCGATAATCAAATTGAAGAGTATCTGGCATATAAAGTGTAATATTTTCTGATGTTCTTTTGATTGTTCTTGCAAAACCGCCCTGTGATAAAGCTTCACTTGATTCTCCAATCGCCTCTGCAAAGCCCTGACCAAAATTACCAATTGACTCAATAGCAGATTTACCAGATTCACCAAAGAGTGTCTCTGCTTTATTTTGAGCAGAACCTAGTAAACTTTTTCCTTTTTCAATGACACCACTAACACTTGGTAAATTACCTAATTTGTCTAAGGCTGGTGTAACTGCACTTTTCACTTGAGATGCTAGTTTAGCACCACCATCTAAAACATTAGAAAAATTACCACCTAAGTTTGTAGAACCTCTCATATTCTCCAAGAGTTTTCTATTATTCATTATAGTTGGTCTATCACCAGTTGTAGGCTTTGACGAAAATTGCGTTTTCTTTTGTACGTTTACGAAAAATGTAACATAATGACCTTTATCAAGAGACCCAATATCTGCTGGGTACCTATGACTTCCCATCTCATATTTTGTGCCTGATAGTGATGCGAGTGGCCCTGTGATACCTCTTGCATCTTTATTGAAGTTTATGTCGTTGAGTTTAAAGAGTGCCATGTTGATCCTTTGTTGAATACATATTATTTATGACATATAAAGGACGATTTACACCTCAAAACCCAAAAAAATATAACGGAGACCCAAGTAATATCATATATCGATCATCATGGGAACTTCGTGTGATGAAGTATCTTGATGAGAACCAAGCTGTTGAATGGTGGGCATCAGAAGAGTTGCCAATACGGTATCGCTCACCAGTTGACCAAAGAGTTCACCGTTACTTTCCAGACTTCATTGTAAAGACCGAAAAGAAAACATTTATACTTGAAGTCAAACCAGACCATCAAACAAAACCACCAAAACAGAAAAGAAAAACCAAAAAGTTTCTACAAGAGGCCGCTACATACGCAGTAAATCAAGAGAAATGGCGTGCAGCTGATATATTTTGTCAAGAAAGAGGCTGGGAGTTCAAACTTGTTACAGAAAAACATTTAGGATTGGCATAAATACCTGATTAACAAGGAGAACTAATGTCATTTTCACCTAATCTGTTTTTAGCAAATATGAACGCAAAGGGCGGCCCAGCAAAGCCATCTCGTTTTGAAGTCATATTACCTATACCACAATCAGTTGCACAGTTCATAGAACAAGGTATTTTAGAAAAGGTTTTAAATTTACCAACTGTAATTTTTGATAATGTTGAAGATGCAATAAATGGCGCATTAGGTGTTAATCAAAATTCAGGTGAAAGTTCAACAAATTACGGTGGTGCCTCGATTACAAGATACTTAGCACTACAATGTGAAGCAGCAGAATTGCCTGGTAAAACATTGGCTACATCAGAAGCTAAAATATATGGCCCAATATTTAAGGTACCAACACAAACAATTTATAATGATATAGCTTTAACATTTTTATGTTCAAATGAATTTTATGAGAGAAAGTTATTTGAGAGATATATGGAAGCAATCATGCCACATGATACAAATAACTTGAGATTCCCTAGAGGTTCTGGTAGAGGTGATGGTTATTTAACCAACATTACAATCATACAATATGATGAGTTTATAAAGAAAATATATTCAGTAGAATTAAGAGATGCTTTTCCAATAGGTATTGCACCACAGCCTTTATCGTGGCAAGATGATGGTTTTCATAGACTATCAGTTCAATTTGCATATCAAAGATATATTACAAAATATGATGGTGCGTATGATTTAGGTCAGGCTGCAGGTGCTATATTTGGTAGTAAAGGTGCTGACTTATTGAAAGGTGTATTAGGTAAGGCAGAGTCAGCGGTAAGACTTGGTTCACAAGTTGGTGCTGTTGGTGGCCTATTAGGTATTGATAAAAGTATTCAAGGCACAAAACTCGCTGGTGCCGTGAGTGGATTTGCAAACAAGGCGAAAAGTATAGGAAGTTCTTTCGGGAGATTTTTTAGTTAAAGGTGAAAAATTATGTTACCAAAAATTGAAGTACCGATATATGATTTACAATTGTTGTCTATAAAAGACAAAGTAAAATTTAGACCATTTTCAGTAAAAGAAGAAAAACTTTTTTTAATGGCACAAGAGGCTGAAGAAGATGGAAAAACAGAGACGATTTTAAATACAGTTAAACAGGTGGTGAATAACTGCTTGATTACTGAATTGAATATTGATAATTTACCAACTTTTGATTTAGAATATTTGTTTTTAAATTTAAGGGCTAAATCAGTTGGTGAAGAAGT